ATAATTATAGTAAAGAATATCGTGTAACATTGATGTTATATCTGGATTTGAGAAATCCAAAAGTTTATAATTTGGTAGAAAAAAGTTTAGATGAATGATTTTCTAGAGGTTTATGATTATTTGTTTGATGGTTGTTGTGAAGATGCCATTAAATATTTTGAATTCGTCTATGATGAGAGCTCTTCTAAGTCAGCAGGGTTATCGTACTTCAATAAAAATCGTCAGAAGATTTGTGCGTCCAAGACCTTTGACTTTGGCCAAGACCTAGAATTAAATCCATACATATACAAATACATTCAACCGTCTATCAAATCATATACAGAAAAATATGACTATCTTAGAAAGATTGATAAAGTAAGCCAGTGGAGACTATCTCCTAACTACAACGTGCAACGATATGATGGAGAGAATGAAGGGTATTTTTCTCTGCACAATGAATCATCCGGCACCTATCCTTATCGCATACTTGCATGGATGGTGTATCTAAATGATGCTGTAAGCGGCACAGAGTTTCCCTATCAGGAGAGAACTGTAACTCCCAAGGTAGGCCGAACTGTTATCTGGCCTGCTGGTTGGACTCATCCACATAGGGGTGTTACTCCCAACGAAGGATTGAAGTATATTGCGACAGGATGGTTCTACCAGCTTCCAAAAGGAGAACCAAAGTTTGATGGTCGCCATCCAGACGAACAACGTATACAGGAGATTGTAGTATGAGTGCATTGAGTGATCTGGTATATGGCAAGGATATGGCGCCGTGGCCTCATTTTATTGACAAGTATCCTGTCAAGGTAAAACAGATATCAGGGTTGGACAATGACCAACTAGAAAAAGATATAAGAGAGTCTGGAGATTATCTTCAAGGCCGAACCGCAGCGAAATGTCTTATGAATCGCTGGGATATGCATACCGTCTATGAATCCTTTGTACTTGTTTCAGAAAAGGCTATGGAGATTGCGAATGCTTGTCCTCTTGCAACAAAAACAGATACCGATGGCAATCCAGTAAAGGTTCCTCTGTATCTAAGCGACACTTGGGGATTAGTTTATACTACAGGACAGTCAACAAATATGCATAATCATTGGCCATCTCTCTGGTCGTATACCTATTGCGTGTTTGCTTGTGAAGACTGTTCGCCTCTGGTGTTTCCTAAAGCACAAAACCCTTTGAGTGTGTCACCGAAGACTTCTCAAATGATTGTGTTTCCTTCATGGTTGCAACATGAGGTTCCAATACATAAATGTGATCATGACCGTATCATGATTTCTGGTAATTTAAACATGGATAAAAAATAATGCTTCGTAATTTTGTGAGAGGTTTTGATAATGCTTTATCAAAAGAGATGTGTGAATCTCTAATTGAATGGTTTGAAAGTGAGCCGGAGGTAAAAACTGTAGAAACAAATCGTGAAACTCGTAAAGATAAGCAGATGTGGCTTACAGAGGCTTCTGAATTATACAGCCCTTTGCAAAAAGTAAAGTTTGATATGATGAGAGATTATTTAAAAGAATTTCCTTATGCATATCGGGGTGCTAGAACACTTACTACACCAGAATCTAAAATACAACGTACAAATCCTATGGGTGGCGGGTTTCATAATTTTCATGCAGAGATAAGTCATGTTGAAAACTGTAAACGAGCATTGGTTTGGACTATCTACTTGAATGATATTCCAGAAGGAGAAGGAGAGACAGAATTTTTATATGAGAAAATTCGTATACAACCAAGACAAGGTATGGGTTGTATATTCCCTTCTGCATGGATGTATCAGCATCGCGGTAATCCTGTACATACTCACTCCAAATATATTGCTACAGGATGGTATTGGTTTCCAGAGGAGCCACCGTTCACATGAGCTCATTAAAATCTATTGTGACTAATATAAAAAAAGAAAACAAGATTGAGGAAAAGAAACTTACACAGCTAAGAACTAATCCTTCCTCTGTGCAATTTGACGTAAAATTTCCTGTGGTGCAAAAGGATTTGTCGGATGAAGTACTTCAAAAACGACTTGCACAAACATGTCGGGATATTGGAGATGTGCAGAAACTTAGTACCAATGTACAAGGAAGCATGACAGGTTGGTATATGCAGGAATCAAATCGCGATTTTATGGAACTGTGCCGACTTGCGATAGATGTTGCATATCAAAATTCTCCACGGCCTGGAGTTTCATTAATGCCCTATGATTGCTGGGGTGCTACATATTCTAAGGGCAACTATACTAAGACCCATGAACATTGGCCAATGATATGGAGTTGGGTGTATAATGTGGAGTGTTGCAACCGATGTTCACCATTGGTATTTGATGATTCTTCACACTCAATACAACCTAAAAGTGGTAATATGATTTTATTTCCTGGCTGGATTAGGCACTCTGTTCCGAAACAGGAATGTGATCATGATCGTATTGTTATAGCAGGAAACCTTGGAATGAATCCGTGGCAGTCAGTTACTGGCATGGAGGCTCGAAATGCTACTGGTATAAGTGAAGAGTTTAAAAATATAGCTAAATGGTTATATTGAAACCCACATTAACTAAATATGACCTACGATGATTAGATATAGAATAATTCACAATAATAATTGTCTATGTGATAATCTATCGAACGTAGAAGCAAATAGTTTGCTTCTTCTTTATAAAGAACAACATCCAGATTGGCAATTAGACACTCAAAAATATAATCATGACCACGGCGGGAAACATTTAGGGCGCGATCCAGACTTGCACTAATCCTTATAAATAGTCGAAAGACTGATTAAAGGATTATTATGGCTGAACAAAGTTACTTTATGGGTCAGGATGGGTTCATCTGGTTCGTTGGTGTTGTAGAAGATAGAAATGATCCTGAGCTCTTGGGTAGAGTTCGAGTTCGTTGTCTTGGGTTTCATACAGAAGATTTAAATTCGCTTCCTACTGTTGACTTGCCATGGGCGCATGTCATGCATCCTGTAACAGACCCCTCTATGCACGGGATGGGCAGTACACCTTCATTTCTTGTTGAGGGCAGCTGGGTAATTGGTTTCTTTCGGGATGCACAAGAAAAACAGCAACCCGTCATTATAGGTTCTTTGCCTGGAGCTCCTTCTGATTCAGCAGATTATACTGAAGGGTTTAATGATCCACGGCATCCTGAAGTACCAAAGGATTCAAAACAAGTAGAATATAAAGGCACTCCTACCTATGGTCCATATCCCGTAGATGGTGTTGAGTATACTATGAAGTCTGGTCATAGTGTTGGAGAAAGAGATACTAATCGTTTAGCACAAGGCAAGACTTCAGAGACACATAACTCTCTTATCAATAGAAGACTACAAAGGTTGCGTGGTGATCCATCAATAGTTGATACAACTGTTGGTGTTGATGATAGCAGTACTGCTACAGAGGTAAAGGGTACAGGCATTCCTATTGCAACGCAGCCCTTTCTTCAACAAGTATCAGATGCTGCTGTTGAAGAGACTCGTGGATTTTGGAACGAGCCGCATCCTAAATCAGTAACAAAAAATGAAGAGGATTATCGTTCTTCACAATATCCTTACAACCATGTTACTGAAAGTGAGTCTGGACATATACATGAGATAGATGATTCTCCTGGCCAAGAAAGATTATTTACACAACATACTTCTGGAACATTTGAAGAGATACATCCTATAGGCTCAAGGGTTGTCAAGATAGTTGGAGACAACTATGAGATTGTTGCTGGTAGCTCAAATGTTTCTATATCTGGTGATGTCAACTTGACAGTAGCAGGAACAGTAAGAGAGCTCATCAAGGGCGATTACCATTTAGAAGTAGAAGGAAACTATACTCAAAAGATACACAAGAACCATCGTGTCAAAGTTGGTGCTGGTGATGGTGGTGGAAATCGTGAAGAAGAAATAAGAGGCAATCATAGTTATCAAATTAATGGTTCTGTGAAAAGTAGAATTACTGGAAACATCGATACAACAATTGAGAAATCTGAGGTTAGAATTATTAATGATACAAGCAGCCTAAGTGTTCAAAATGCTATCAAGATTGTTGCGACAGGCCCCACATATCCCGGCACAGCTTTAACTTCTGGTGATATTGTTATAGTTGCTAATAATAGTTTATCTACAACAACTTTATCTGGTATAACAGCATTTAAGTCTGGTGGTAAGTTAAATATGAAGTCTGGTTCAACTATGCATATCAAATCAGAAACGACGATTGATATGGATGCAACAACAGAGCTTGATGTAGATTCTGCATTGATTAATTTGAACTAGGAGTAATAATGCCAGCTGTACATAGACATGGAGATGCAAGAGCTTGTGGTGCTACTACAGTAGTTAGCGAGAATACAACAGTTTTTGCAAACAGTAAATTAATTGCGATAAATGGAAATGTAAATTCTCATGGTGCTGGAGCATTAATTGCTGGATCAGATAATGTATTTATAGGTGGGGTTGCAGTTGTTAATAATACACCAGACTCAGCAGCAACAGATACTTTGGGTCACTCAAACACTCAAACTGCTGCTGGTTCTTCAGATGTGAATGTAGGAGACTAACTATGGCTGATTTTAAAGTTCCAAATCTGTGTGGCGCAAGTCCAGAGTTTAATGCGATTCAAACTAAATTTGAATCAATGATAACTAGCGCTCTTGATGGATTGGAAGGTGAGGCATCAACACTTAAAACTACTTTGGATACTAATGTTAATGGATTAGTAAGAGACTTGAAAGCAATGATTCCAGAATTGCCAGCACTTCCTGATATTAATTTACAAGCACAGCTTACAAGTTTATCAGGATTATCTTTTGGTAGTGGTCTATACAATTCTTTACTTGCTGATATTACAACAAAATTTGGTAGTGCATTAACTACCAACGGTTTTGATTTGGATACTTTAGTTTTAGCTGCAGCTGAAGCAATAACAGGAGGAACAAATTTGTGTTCTGCTGTTCCTAATTTTACAGTTCCAGCAGCGGGGGGTGATGCTGTTGAAAAGGCCGTGGATGTTTTACAGCCCGTAGTTGATTCTCTTCCAGAGAAAGCTTCTACTTTACTTGCAAATGCTAATTTTGCAGATGCCCAAACTGCTCTTGCGGCCGCTATTAACTCGCCGATTACTAACTCGACTGACAAATCTACGGAAATATCAGTTAGTGATAATAAAGGTAATATAAAAATAGAGAAACTTGCAACTGCTTTGGATAGTATTGTTGAAGGAGTTCGAGCTAATTTTTCGGAAGGTGCATTTAGTAGTAGGCCTGTATGGACAGGGGGTGTAAAATCTTTTGATAACTATGATCCACGTTGGGTAAAGGCATTAACTTGATAACAATGGATAGGAATAACAATGATATTAATAAAAAATACCACAGTTACTCTAAGCATTTTATATTGGATGCCAGACTATACTCATATACTTCAAGAATTTCTTTGGCAGACATCAGATTTTAGACCAGATTATCCAAGAGTACATAAATTTTTAAACTATTGGCATAATAATATTGAAGCAGTAATATCAGAAGTTAATATTGCAGATGATTATGAGATATCTTATAAATAATAAAAACAGGAGTGTATAATGGCAACACCAACTGCATATACAGATGCTCAAGGCCAAAATAATATTGATCGTAATGTTCGTCAGTATACGGACTTGGACCTTTTTTTTAGTAAAAAGTCAACATCTAAAGATATCAGTAAGGTAACTGATATTCAAGCAGTCAAGCGTTCTATTCGTAATCTTGTGTTGACTAATCATTATGAAAAACCTTTTCATCCAGAGATTGGCTCTGGTGTAAGAGATATATTGTTTGAACCTATGACTCCCCTGACAGCACATATCCTTACAAGAAAGATAGAAGATGTAATTGAAAATTTTGAACCTAGAGCAAAATTAATTGGCGTTCGGGCTCTACAAAAGTTAGATCGTAATGAATATGAAGTCACAATAGAATTTCTTGTTGTGAATGCTCCAACCGAATTAGTGGACCTAACAGTATTTCTAGAAAGATTACGATAATGGCAGTAAATGATACAAGATTAAATGTAACAGAATTTGACTTTGATGATGTTAAAGATAATCTAAAAATTTTCCTCAAAGGACAAACAGAATTCAAAGATTATGATTTTGAAGGTTCTGGTATGAGCGCGCTTCTAGATGTTCTCTCTTATAATACACATTACCTTGGTTTCAATGCAAACATGCTTGCAAATGAAATGTTTTTAGATAGTGCATCATTGCGTTCTAGTGTAGTTTCTCACGCAAAAACTTTAGGTTATATTCCTACCTCTTCTACAGCAGCCACCGCAACTGTTGATGTTACATTAAATACTACGACACTGCCTACAGCAACAATGACCGCAGGCACAGTTTTTACAACTTCTAATGATGGAACTGATTATCAATTTGTTACTGCTAATGATGTTACTGCTTCCAATATTGGTTCTGGTATTACTTTTAATGACATTAAGATTTTTGAAGGAACTTTCGTAACAACAAGATATACTGTTGATACCTCAGATGCAGACCAAAGATTTCTTTTAAGGGACAATAGAGCAGATACAAATACTCTAACAGTTAAGATTCAAACTTCATCGTCTGATACAACCACTGCAACATATACACAAGCAACAGACATAACTCAAGTTTCAACTTCAAGTAAAGTATATTTTTTACAGGAAGTTGAAGCTGGTAAATTTGAAGTTTATTTTGGTGATGGTGTAGTTGGTACTGCATTGTCTGATGATAATATTGTAATTATGACTTATGTTGTTAGTAACAGGTCTGCTGCAAACGGCGCTGCTGTATTTACAAACTCGGCATCAATCTCGGGGATTACTGATGTCGCAGTTGCAACTGTAGCATCAGCCACTGGCGGTTCTGATGCTGAGACTATTAAATCAATTAAATATAATGCTCCACTTGATTATGCATCTCAAGGAAGATGTGTTACTGCTGAAGATTATAAAGTATATGCAAAGAAATTATTTCCCAATACTCGGTCAGTATCAGTGTTTGGTGGAGAAAGTGGATCATTCGATTCTAGTCTTGGTGTAGTAAGTACGGCAGAATATGGAAAGATTTTTATCTCAATCAAATCAACTACAGGACTCAATCTAACAACATCAGAAAAAACTCAGCTGGTTAAAGATTATGCTCCCTATACGATTGCATCAACCACTCCTGTTATTGTTGATCCACTAACAACCTTTTTAATTTTAAATACAACATTTAAATTTAATTCCAATGCAACTACATCAACTGGCCCAGAATTGGAATCATTGATTTCAACTACTTTGCAAAATTACAACTCTTCTGATCTACAACAGTTTGAAGGATTGTTTAGACACTCAAAAGTTTTGGGTCTAATTGATAATACGAATAGCGCAATTACGAGCAATTCAACAAACATAACTATGGGCCAAAAATTTACACCCACTACTACTGCTACAACAGCTTATACTATTACTTTTAATAATGCATTTTATAATCCTCATACTGATCATAATAAAACATCAGGTGGAGTGATTGCTTCAACGGGATTTTATATTAGTGGTGATACTACTAATATACATTACTACGATGATGATGGTGCTGGAAATTTGAGATTGTATTATCTTTCTTCTGGCGCTAGAGTTTATGTTGATGAAACTGCCGGGACAGTAACATACACAACAGGAAAAGTTGTTACTGATTCAGTTTTTATTACTTCTGTTGATAATGTTGATGGTGTGGCGTCTACTCAAATTCGTATTACGGCAATTCCTAATTCCAAAGATATTGTTGCACTTCGAAATCAAGTGTTAGAAATTGATTTTATTAATACTATTATAAAAGGAGAAGTTGATACTATTTCGGTGGGTGACAGTTCTGCTGGTACTACCTATTCACCACAACCTTCTAATCCATCAACAGCGAGTTATTAAACAATGGCATTTAGAGAAAAAGAATTTGATAATGCTCCATCAGGAAATTTGACAACTAAGCTTAGTACTCAAATTGATGGTCAACTGCCTGATTTTATTCAGGCAGACCACCCTGTATTTTCTCGTTTTCTAAAACATTATTATCAATACCTTGAAGCTGGTGAACTGCGTCTTACAGTCAATATAGACAATCTTCTTTTGAACCTAGAATCAGAATCTTTTGCGCTAGATGTAGACGGTAATAAGATTGTCTTAGAAAAGGGTGCTGGTAGTGACGGCAAATTTGATGCTGGTGAAACCATAACAGGTGGAACATCAAAAGCAACTGCAACAGTTCTCGTAGATGATTTAGGAAATG